CCGTATAACCATTACTGGTGTCAACAGTTCCTTTCTTCATGAAGACAGCATCTTCCATGTATTGCTTCTTGTCATACATACCCAGATACCAGCCAACAGTGAAGTCGTTCTTGACGCGAACAAAGCAATATAGGTCGCACTCTTGGGTTGTATTTAACCCAGCAATAGAACACTCATAGGTTTCTAATGGTTTAACACTAGTCTGCTTCGTCTTCACATCAACAGTCTTTCCAGACGGCAATATGAGATCGTAGTCGTAGGTGTTGCTAAGCTCACCACCCAAAACCTTCTGCGCTATTGCTTCACCAATAAAGCCAGCAATGTTGCCAGCCCCGTTGATGATGCTGTTACGCAGCCTACCCATCTCTGCCGCTTTATCTCGTGCTTCAACAAGCATGGTTGCACTAATGGCAACTTCAATCATAAAACTTCCTTGGTCATGTCACATACAAAGTCCATGTCACCAATGTATATCTTTACGAATGGCAGCAGAATAATAACTCCACTGAAACTAAATAAACCATATTCAGTATCATCAGTCTGAGCAATGTGGCAGATGTCTTCGTTGAACTCAATGTCAACACCAATGCCTTGACGTAAGTTAGCAATTATCATTTTGCTCCTTCATCATCGAATGTTGTTTTAGCAATGATGTAGTTCTTCACCAAGCTACTTCGGACAATATCGTCCATCGAAAACTCAAACCTGCTGAACTCTTTCATGCGAGAAACAATGGACAGAAACTTTGGCAAGCCTGTCTTGTCATCCTTCTTACGCAAGTCAAGCTGACGAACGTCACCACAGAAGATGATCTTGCTGGTGTGTCCTACACGGGTGATGATGGTATCAAGCTCTTCAAAGTTCATGTTCTGAAACTCGTCTACCAACAAGATTGAGTTGGTGAATGTTGTTCCACGAATGAACGATGTTGAAATGAACTCAGCATATCCCTGCTCTACCAACCTGTCCCATGCATCCTTGCGATTAAACAAGTCAGATGTAATCTGTCGATATGGCTGGATGTATGTCTCCATCTTCTCGTCAGCACTACCGGGTAGGTGTCCCATCTCACGGCTTTGCACAGCACTGCGAACAACAACAACCTTCGTGTATGGGTTGCTCTTGTCCATCACCTCTTCCAAGGCTTTGTACAGGGCAATGTAGCTCTTACCTGTACCAGCTACACCATGCAGACACATGAAGTAATCGCCAGCCTTGTAGGCATCGAAGAACTCACGCTGCTTTGCTGTCTTAGGTTGAATGGTGGTTAGATCATCAAGCCTGATTCGCAAACTATTAGTTTTCCTGTCTGGCTTTGCCACATCAATTGGTTGCTCAATATGCGGAGCCTGTTTTCGTTTCGTTACCAAGGTATTTCCTAAGAGTTATGAAGCCCCCATTATAGGGGCATCTTGTGTCAGAGATTAACTAGTGCTTTCATTTCTTCAAGCAACTTGTTTAATGGGCCAACCTTCATCGCCCTGCAACATGAACAGAGCCATTGGCTGCACACTGAAGTGCCAATGTCTGAGGATGTTAAAGACTACAAGAAACTGAAGAAAGATGAGCAGGAGTTTCTGACAAAGATATTGCGCTTCTTTGTACAAGGTGATCTAGACATTGGTAGTGGCTATCACAATCACTATATTCCTGTATTCAAACAACCGGAAGTAAAAATGATGCTTAGCGGCTTTGCTGCTCGTGAAGCTTTGCATGTGGCAGCATATGCTCACCTGATTGAAACATTGGGTTTGCCTGAGTCTACATACAATGAGTTCTTGCAGCACAAGGAAATGGTGGAGAAGCATGAGTATGTGCAGCGTCTAGACAATGCTCCTATGGCTGCAAAGATTGCCACCATCTCTGCGTTTGGTGAAGGCATGCAATTGTTCTCCAGCTTTGTCATGCTGCTCAACTTCGCACGCAACGGCAAGCTGAAGGGATTGGGTCAGATCATTGCATGGTCCATTGTTGATGAGACACAACATGCTGAAGGAATGATTAAGGTATATCGTGAGTATGTTAAACACCACCGTGATGAAACTACACCTGAGCAGATCAAAGCTATTGCTGAAGAAATGGTTCAGATTGAAGATGCTTTTATTGATCTTGCTTTTGGTATGCTTGATGTTGAGAAGCTTACCAAAGACGAAGTGAAACAATATATTCGTTACATTGCTGATCGTCGTCTTATCTCTATGGGTATGAAAGGTATCTATAAGATTAAAAAGAATCCTTTGCCGTGGGTTGATGGTATGCTTGGTACATCTCACACCAACTTCTTTGAGCAGAAAGTGACAGACTACAGCAAGGGTGCTCAGACTGGTACGTGGGATGATGTGTGGGGTAAGGCAGCATGAGAAACTTCACTGTCAGCTATAGCAGTCAAAGCAACGTCTTCAAAGGTGTGTTGCACGTCAAAGCAAACACAATCTCTGAAGCACAAGACAAGTTCTTTGACTGGTTGCGAGAACAACCTAGCTATGCACATCTCTGGCAACTCACTTTTGAATTCACTGAAATAGGAACAAGTCTATGATGGTTATTAACTTACGACAAGGCATAGGCTTTGACATTGAATACAACGAAGACATCTGTCACATCGTTGATACTGGCGAGAAGTATGACACGCTGCATGCCTATGATGGCATCATCATCTTGCTGCCGTTCCTCAAAATCTATCTTGGTAAGTTCGACCAAATCGGTGAACTAATACCAGACAAGAAAGATGATTGAAATCATTATTACACCAACCATGCTCATCGAAGCCCGAGACAAAGGTGCTGAGATGGGTAGGTTGCGTAACTCTATCACTAAAGGTCAGGGTAATATGACTGGCTATTTAGGTGAGGCTGTTGCCCAAGTTGTATTAGGTGGCTCATTGGCTAACACATACGACTACGACTTAGTGTTGGATGATGGTACAACGATTGATGTTAAGACAAAACTTACATCGGTCAAACCATTAGAAACCTATTCATGTTCTGTTGCTAAGTTGAACACAACTCAGAAGTGTGACTACTATGCGTTCACAAGGATAAAGAACGACTACAGTGTTGGTTGGTTCCTTGGTGTATGTTCTAAAGAACGGTACTACAAGGAAGCAACTTTCATGGAGAAAGGAACAGTTGATCCAGACAATGGTTATGTTGTTCGGAGTAGCTGCTACAATTTACCGATACACAGGCTACAAGCTGTGTTACCATAACATCGCCAATTTCGGCACAACCAACTAAGGAGTCTTCTTATGAAGAACACTGCTACTATCATCTTCACCGACAACAACGATGGAGGACTGGAGATGCAAATCTTGTTTGACCCTGAACCAGTCAACAAAGAATCCAACGCACACATCGCTGCTGTGTTGGCCTACCAGTACATCACAAAGAAAGTTGACGAAGATGAATCAGCCTGAACAACCTATCAAGCGCACCTCTGTTACAACAACAGACATGCAGCAGAAGACTAAGAAGGTGGAGTACTTTGTTGTGCCTGACACGACAACAACACTCTGCTTCATGCATCTGCACTGTGGCTTTCTTATCATTGGTAAGAGCGCCTGTGTAGACCCTGCTAAGTTCAACACAGCCCTTGGTGAGAAGTATTCTTATGAGGATGCCATCAACAAGATGTGGGAGCTAGAGGGTTATTTGCTCAGCAACGAACTCTACGGAGACAATCATGCAACAGTTTAAACGTCCTCAACATTTGTTGCGTATCCAGTTTGAGAAAGGCTACTACGCCTTCAGTCGTGGTTGGCTGACCAACAGCTACGATCCATCTAGCTTGGCTGGTATGGAATGGGAACGTGGCTTCAACGCTGCATACTTTGACAACCTTTCACGGATTACAAAATGACAACATTCAATCGACTTCATAACATGAAAAATCCCAATCAAGGGGATGCAAAGAAGGTGCTGCATGTCTGTCGTGGTGACAGAGGTGCGCTTGATAGGTTGTTCAGGCTGATTCATCTTCAACGGCCTCATTAACTTTCTCTGTGATGTATTGGTAGGCCAACACAGCAGCGATGTGTGCGTTGCTTTCTTTGTTGACTGGTTCAGGGTCGAACAAGATTTGCATCTCAAGACCTCCATCGTTGTTGTCGGTGAAGATGATGGTGGCTTTATTAGCGGGTGGCATAAGTATGCTCCTTTAGTTGGTGGATAGGAAGGTTGTAACAATCGCTCTTAACTACATAGCCATTGTCAGGATCAATTGTACCCTTAGTCAGATACTTTGCGTCAAGCATGTACTGTTGTTTTTCGTACACACCCAAGAACCATCCTACACTGAAGTCGTTCTTCACACGAACGAAAGCATAGTAGTCACATTCTTGCTTAGTATTCAAAGCAGCAATAGAACACTCATAGGTTTCTAACGGCTTAACAGAAGTCTGCTTAGTCTTCACATCCACTGTC